AAATTAAATTTATACTTTTTACCAGAACGGTTATTTTTTAAGAACAAGTCTGATTCTCCTTCTTGTATTGTCCAGTCACCCCATGTACCATCGACATCGTTAGAATGTCCTACGTTAGATAAGTGAAGGTCATTGGTGTAGATATTTCTCCAACGGTATGATGATGAACCTAAATCGTAAGCGTTATTAGAGCTTGGTGAGATAGTTCTACCATTAACATTTCCTGTAAAAGTACCACCAGCTAAAGGCATATAGTTAGATAAACTTCCTGAACCATTATTTGTAGCTCCGTTAGCTACGTTTAACAAGGTTCTTGCAGCAGCAGCACTATATGAACGACCATAATTGTCTGAGCCATTAGTACCTGTAAAAGTAGACATGCCACTTGTATTAGGAGAGTTTGAAAATGTACCATTCATATTTAGGTAATTTCCAAATATGTAACCACTACTATTTCTTGCTACAAGAGTGTTGGTACTATCACTTGTTGAAACGTTATAACCATCTACAGTATCTGCATCTAATCCAGAACCAGTACCATCTACTGTTTTAATAGCTGTAAGTATTTCATTAGCTGACATATCTTGTGTAGCATTAGATTCAATGCCACTTAATTTACTATTCATGGCTGCTACGTCAGCACCGTCAATCGTTCCTGTACATGTGATGTTTCCTGTAACGTCAACACCAGAACCAACGTCTAGATTACCGGTTATTGTAGTACCACCAGAAGAATTTATAGCTAATCTATCTGCACCATTTGTAGCATCATATATTTTTAAAATTCCATTATTGTTGTAAATAAGGAAATCGTCATCGTTATTAGTATCAGTAAGATGAAGTCCGGGTTGTGAACCTTGTATTCTTATATCATTACCTTGTGCTGTTATATCACCAGTTGCAACAATATCACCTGTTACGTCAATACCATTACCACAGTCAAGGTTTCCGGGAATATCAACATGACCATCAGAATTTATTACAAATCTATTAGCTGCATCAGTTTCAGATTTAATTCTAAAAGTACCACCATCTCCATTTATGGAAAAATCATCATTAGTATCTGAATCTACTAAAAATATTTTAGGAGCAGTACTTGTAATTGTTATGTTATCTGTTGTTGTTAGGTTTCCTGTTACGTCTACGCCAACATTATCAACGACAAGTCTAGCTGTACCAGATCTTGTTGCTGTAATGTTTCCGTTGTTAGCTACTGCTACGTTTGATGTTCCGTTTGCAATAGTTGTGCTGTCAATCGCAGTTGTTGAAGCTCCTGTTACAATTCCTTTTGCGTTTACAGTAAGAATAGGAATAGCAGAGCTAGAACCGTACGAAGCAGCAGTTACACCAGAGTTAGCTAGTTTACTGTTTGCTATTGCAGCATTTGCGTTAATATCTGCGTTAAGTATTGAGCCATCAGCAATGTTGTTACCATTTACTACTACGTCTGAAGGTAATGTACCAGCAGCAATTTTAGATGGTGCTATAGAATCTGTACCTAATCTTCCAGCAATAGAAGCTGAAGATACGTTAGACATATTTTCTTTTGCAAGAGGTGTACCGCCTTGTGTACTACCGTCATGTACGACAGCAGTATCTTTTGTGGTATCAATAGTAACTTCTCCCTCGGCTCCAGTAAAGCTACTATGTTGCGAGGTTGTTCCTCGTCTTAGTTTTAATAATTTTGCCATTATGATAAAGTTCCGAAGTCGATTTGTAAGTTATCACCACTGACTGTTCCAACTTCAGTTAAATTTTTGTTATTACAGTCTAAATGGTTTGCTAACGCAGGGTTAGAGTCATTAATTAATCCAGCTATACCGGGAGCTATTCCTACCCATGCACCACCTGTATAGTAGTTAAGAGTATTTGCTCCAGTGTTATACCAAAGATCTCCAGCACTAGGAGAGCTAGGCTGTGAACTTTGTATTAAATATTCAGCAGCATATCTATTTACGTCAGCTATAGAACCAGCTACCGTATTAATGTTTGTTGCATTACCAACTACACTGTTAATGTTACTTGCATTGCTAACCGCACTATTGATATTTGATGCGTTATTAGCTACAGCAGTAATATTTGAGTTGTTTCCAGCAACCGCAGTCACGTTAGAGTTATTACCAGCTACAGTAGTTACATTAGATGCAATATTAGCAACTGTAGTTATATTGGTAGAAATGTCAGCCAATGTGTCCATATCAGACACGATTGCTGAAGTAGCTAAAGTATTTAAGTCAGCTACAACATCTGTAGTACCAAGTATTGCTAAGTCTGCAACCGCAGCAGCAGTACCTAATCTTCCTATTTCCGTGGCTTTACCAGCAACAGCACCTATGTCTGTGGCATCAGCAGCGACTGCATTAATATTAGTAGCGTTTCCGGCAACAGCAGTTACATTGCTAGATATACCAGCTACTGTAGTTACGTTGCTTGAGATTCCAGCTACGGTGTTAATATTACTTGCGTTTGATACAGCAGCATTAATGTTACTTGCATTAGATACTGCACTATTTATATTACTAGAGTTATTAGCTACAGCAGTGACATTAGAATTGTTGTTAGCAACAGTTGTAATATTGCTTGATATGTCAGCTAGTGTATCCATATCGGAAACAATAGCAGTTGTACCTAAGATAGCTAAGTCAGCTACAGCAGCAGCAGTACCAAGCCTGCCTATCTCTGTTGCTTTACCAGCTACAGCTCCAATATCAGTAGCATCGGCAGCTACAGCGTTAATGTTAGTTGCATTACCAGCTACAGCGTTTACGTTAGATATATCGCCAGCTACTGTATTTACACTAGAAATATTATTACCAACATGATTTACGTTAGTAATATTAGTTGCAACTGTGTCTATTTCAGATGTGCTTTCGTTTAAATCAGAGGCAACTGTGTTAACCGCAGCTATATTTGTAGCAACTGTATTGACAGAGTTATTACCAGATCCTGTATTAATAGCGTTAGTTATAAGACCTAAATCTTCTTGAAATGTTACATGTCCAGCTACAATATTAATATTAGTTAAGTCAGATGCGTTAGGTGTAGCAGCAGTAAATCCATCACCAGCACTACCGTCATAAATCATTAACACTTTGTTAGATGAACTATCGTACCATAAGTCACCAACTTGTAAACTCGAATTATCAGCTCTTTGTGTAGGTGCTGAAGTACTTATTTGGTAAAGATCTGCAAAGTTATTAATGTCAGCTACGTTAGCTCCGGCAGCAACAACGTTAGTAATATTGTTAGCAACTGTTGCTACTTGTGTAGCTACTGGCACTAATCTGTGGAAAGCATATGTATGATCTGTAGCAGTTGTCTCTACCAAGAATCCAAAACCTTGAGGTATGGTAGCTGTTACACCTGTAATAATAACTGCATTTCCAGTTCCTCTACCATTTGCAATAGTTAAAGTTGTTCCTGACTGTGCAGTTAAGTTTGTTGACGCTGCTTTAACAGAAACAATAGTACCACCTTTTGCAGAACCGCTAGTGTTTATATCAGGGTTAGATGTAGGAAAACTTGTTTCGTTTGCTATAGGTACAAAACCACCTACGTCATCAACAAGTTCAATAACACGAGCATCTATGGCAGCAGTAGTAGCTACAAAAGCATCAGATGATGACCATGTGGCTCCACTAGCTATAGTTTCTGAAGAGTCTTGTCTAAGGAATCTAGCTTCAGCCTCTGTTTCTGTATAGTATCTACCGTCTAGTGCACCGTTTGTAAGTTCAGTTTCTGTAAAATATCTGTTATCTAACTGACCAGCATTTAGTTCAGTCTCTGTATAGTATCTACCATCTAAAGCACCATTTGTAAGTTCTGACTCTTGGAAATACTGGTCATTTAATTGACCACCATTAAGTTCTGCTTCAGTGTAGTATCTATTATCTAACTGACCGTTGTTTAGTTCTGTTTCTGTATAGTAAAGACTATTTAGTTGACCACCATCCAGTTCAGTTTCTGTGTAATATCTATTATCTAATGTACCTGTTGCTATTTCAGAATCTGTAACAGCATTAGCTTGTATATGTTCAGACCTTACAGCATCGTCTTGTATATTATCTTCATCTACACAATCGTTAGATAAATGTACATGGTCTATAGAACCGTTTACGTAATGCTCTGAGTTAATGACACTATCTTGGATATTGTCACCATCTATTATATCGTTAGCTAAGTGCTCGTGGTCGATACTACCAGCAACATAGTGTTCAGAATTAATAACATCATCTTGTATATTATCTCCATCTATAATGTCGTTAGCTAGATGTACATGATCTATAGAACCATCTACATAGTGTTCTGAGTTAACTGCATTATCAGCTAACTTACTACTATCTATAATATCAGCTTCTAAATGGATTCTATCAATACTACCATCTACGTATTGGTCACTGTCAACTGAATTAGCTGACATGTGTATAAGGTCAATCGACCCATCTACGTATTGATCGCTGTCTACTGAGTTAGCAGACATGTGTTCTAAATCAATAGATCCTGCTACATAATGTTCAGAATTTATAACGTCATCAGCTATTTTTGTACCATCAATAGCATCATTTGCAATCTTAGATCTAATTACTGCACTATCTTCTATTTTAGTAGTAACAATAGCATCATCTTGTATATCTTCTGTTTCTATCGGACGATCCTGTAATTCGTGAATCGCCATTAATGATTGTTCTTGGT